TGACTGAATAGGCTTAAATTAGAGCATGATAAAAAGAAAAAGCCTAGCATTTCTGCTAGGCTTAAAAAGGAGTATCCGAGAACTTGAGCTTAGATGCTATTACAGACCATCAGCATAAGCAGTCAGTGCTGATTTCTTAACTTCAACAAATGAATACAAAGCTGCTTCTAAATATTTTGGACAAGAAAGAAAGCCTAAGCAAATCATGATCGGCAAACGCCTTGCTGCTGTTGCTCAAGTAAACACCATTACAGTGTTGAACGCTGTTGATGGAGCTTTCACAGTAACTCTTAATGGTGTTGCGTTTACATTTGTTGCTGCTGGTAATACAGTGACACAAATCAAAGATGGTCTAGTTGCCCTTATCAATGCTGGTTCTGAACCAGTAACAGCAGCTTCATCTGGTGCTTCTACTTTCACCCTTACTGCTGATGTTGCAGGTACTTCTTTTACCAGCACTCTCACAGTCAATATGTCTCAAGTCTTTACAACTGCTAACCATGGCATCATTGAAGACCTTCAAGAGATTGTTGCACTTCCTGGTGGTAATGATTGGTACTCGCTTTCAATCGAAACACGTACTCAAGGTGACATCCTCAATGCCGCTTCTTACATTGAAACTCAACGTAAGATTTTCGGTGTTGCTTCAAACGAAGGTGGGATTAAAACAGGTTCAACAACTGATATTGCAAGTAAGCTTGAAGCACTTTCTTACTCAAGATCATTTGTGTTTTTCTCAGAAGATCAGGCAAACTATCCAGAGGCAGCAGTCTTTGGTGTTATTAACCCACTTGATCCAGGTTCTTATACTGCCAAATTTAAAACGCTTGTGGGCATTGTTGCAGATGATCTTAATGACTCTGAACTTGCTTTCATCAAAGGAAAATCTGCCAACTACTACACCAAAGTTGCTGGTGTGGACATCTTCCAAGAGGGCACTGTTGCTGTTGGCGAATACATTGACACCATCATCTTTGTTGACTGGTTGCAAGCTCAAATTGAAGAGGGCATTTTTGCAGACCTTATCAACAATCCTAAAATTCCTTTCACTGACATCGGTGGTGCAGTTCTTGAAAAACAAGTTCGTGCCCAACTTCAAAAAGGAATTCGTGTTGGTGGTCTTGCTGCTGATCCAGCACCGACTGTTACAGTTCCTAAAGTTGCTGATATTGACCCACTTGATAGACAAGCACGTATCTTCAAAACAATTGAATTCGCAGCAAACCTTGCTGGTGCAATTCACTTCACTGAAGTTCGTGGTGTAGTGTCAGTTTAATTTTTAACAAACAATAGGAGATAACAAATTATGAAAACTTATGACTTTAAACAAGTTGCTTGTATCGTAGGAAAAGACATCATCACTGGATTTGCTGAAGGTGATGATGCAATCTCGATTGAATTTCTTCAAGAGGATTGGCAGCTTACTGTTGGTGCAGATGGTGAAGGTACTCGTGCCAAATCAAACAATTCTGCTGCCCGTGTAACTCTCAAGCTCATGCAGACTTCAGATGCAAATGATCTTATGAACGCTTACTACCAGTCAGACAAACTCAGTAACTCAGGACTTTTCCCATTCATGTTGAAAGACAACAATGGTAGAGAGCTTCATGTTGCTGAACAGATGTTCATTGAAAAACGTCCTGACCCTACTCATGGTCAAAATGTTAATGAACGTGAATGGGTTCTTCTGACTGATTCAATGAATTCTAACTTTGGTGGGAACGGCTAATGCAAAATTTTAAGCAAGTAACTATTGGTGAAAAGCAATACACCATAAAAATGTTCTCTCCAACTTATGCAACAAAGCTTTTTGCAAGGCTTGTTAAATTGATTGGGGCACCACTTGCTCTTATGGCCGATGCAAAAGATGCTGAAGGTAAGGAAGGCGAGATGATGAGTAAGGCACTCATTGCTTTGAGTGCCAATTTAAAAGAAGATGAATTTGAAACTTTGATCAAAGATTTACTGGCCGGTGCCATATTTGAGAATCAACCTGTGAACACCATATTTGATAAACACTTTAGCGGTGGTATTGGGTATGCGTTTATTATCGCAGGGGAGGTAATCAAATATAACTACAAAGATTTTTTGTCCGTTCTGCCAGGAGGAAAAAACCTACTGGCAACTCAGGCAATGGATCAGTAAAAATACCGGACGGTATTGAATGGATGGTGTGGCGAATTATCTTAGAGAGAATCGCCACACTTGAAGAGATTGAAACTCATTATTCATTACTGGATTTGCTTGATGCTAACATTGCACTGGACTTCAAAGAGGAGATGGTAGCAAAAGCAAATAAACCCAAAGGGAAGAAGTAATGGCAACAATTAGAGAATTAATCACCAGATGGACTTTTGACATTGATGATAAGCCAATCAAAGATGTTGAAAGTAAATTTTCTGATCTTACTTCATCCGTTAAAACATTGTCCATTGGCATTGCAGGTGTTTCAGCTTCCATTTTTGGCTTTGTAAAACTATCAGCAAATGCAGGTGAGCAAGTTGATAACCTTTCTCAAAAGTTTGGTATATCAGCACAAGCTTTTCAAGAACTTCAATTTGCTGCTCGTGGGGAAGCTCAAGCTCTCACCGCTTCTTTAGGCATATTCAGCAAAAACATTATCGCTGCAAGAGATGGAACGGATGCACAATCCCAAGCTTTCAAAAAGCTTGGTGTAAGTATTAAAGACCCAAATGGCAAATTAAAATCAACTGAACAGTTAATTACTGAAGCAGCAGGTGGGTTTAAAAGATTAGAAAACGGTGCTGAAAAAACTGCATTATCAATGACTTTATTTGGTAAGTCGGGTGCTGATCTTCTTCCATTCCTCAATCAAGGTTCAGAAGAGATTGCAAGGCTTAGACAAGAGGCAATTGATACTGGTGCAGTTCTCAGTGATGATGCAATCAAAGGTGCTGCTGCTTTTAATGATTCTCTTGATGATCTTATGAACACCATTAAGGGTGTTGGAGTTTCATTTGCCGCCGAATTGTTTGGCCCTGTTGGTGACATCATAAAGCAATTCAAACTTTTCATTGTTCAAAACAGAAAATTAATTGGTCAACGTTTAGGTGAAGTCATCAGAGGGCTTGCATCTTTTCTAGGCATTGCAGTTAAATTTGCAGTTCAATTAGTTGACGCTGCTATAGGTTTGTCAGAAGCATTTGGTGGATTGGGGAATGTTCTTAAATGGGTAGGAATTGGGTTTGCCATTTTCACAGCAGGAAAAATCTTGTTTGGAATTGGTTCAATGATTCTTGCAATTGGAAGATTGGGAACTGCCTTCACCATCATGAACGCTAAAGCTCTTTTAATTCCAATTTTAATTGGTGCAGCGATTGTTGCGCTTGGATTAATCATTGAAGATATTGTAGCTTTCTTCCAAGGGCGTGACTCAGTAACAGGTGTCATTGTTGAAAAGTTCAAAACCATGTTTGCATTTTTGCAGGATGGGTTCAGTAAGTTTGGTGTAGTAGGAAAATCTGCAATTGTAATTTTACTCACACCACTTAGAGCAATCATAAATACATTCCAAAACCTTTTGAACCTGATTGATGTGTTCAGAGGTAAGATGTCCTTAAAAGAATTTGGTGGTAAGACACTGAAGAATTTTGCAAACACGTTCGGCTTTGGTGGAGCAAATGAATCTTTATCAGGTGCCATAGGTCTTAACGATACTGCAAGTGCATCAAGTGCTGCTGGTATCGCACCAACACCAGGTGCAGGAGTTCTTGCGCCTTCCAACTCTTCTAACCAGAGCAACACATTTAACGTTGATGTTTCTGTTGAAGCAGGTGGGCGTGAAGATGCTGCTGTTGTTGGCAGACAGGTGGGCAACAAAACAGCAGGTGAACTTGATTCACTTATGCGTGACACTTTTAGAACATTTCAAGGTGCAGGAGGGTATTAATGGCACTCCTAAGTTTAATCACTCAGAACAAACCACAACGTGTAGGCTTTTCAAGTAAAGAATCAGGCAATGACCTGTTCTTAGTTGATGCCACTATTTCAGATAATTATGACATCACATCAGAAGTGTCTGACTCTCCTGTAGAAGATGGGCCTGATGTTTCAGACCACGCAAGAATCAAACCAATTACATATTCTATTGAAGGTGAAATTTCTGAAACACCTTTAAACCTTGCTGCATCTCTTCAAGCTCTTACCACAACAGCAGGTGCTACTGTTGGTAGAGAGTTGGGAGGCTTTGGACAATCAGTAGGTGGTGCTGCTGGTGGTTTATTTGGTGCAAGACTTCTGCAAGAGTCATCTAATCCAGCAAAAGTTGCTCGTGATAAGCTTGAAGAACTCATTCAAAACAGAATCATTTTCACTATTGTTACAAAGAATAAAAGACTTGAAGACATGATTTTGACTTCAATCCGTTTTCCACGTTCACAAGGTGATGGAAAAAAGCTCAAGTTTTCTGCAACAGCTAAACAGATTAGGATTGTAAAATCTCAAACTGTTCTAATTAAAAACCTTGCAAAAAGTGTTTCTAATTCTGCTGCTAAAAAACAAAAGCTTGGGAACCTTCCCACAACAACACCAACTGCTGATGTTGAGAAAGGTTCAAGTGTCCTATTTAAAGGTCTAAAGTTCTTTGGAGGTTGATAATGGCTTTTGTACAATTGCCAGTTAGAACAGATTTGCCAGCGTATGACATCCAAACTGAACTAGATGGTGTTCTTTATACGTTAGGCTTTTCTTATAATGCTCGTGCTGGTTATTGGGTAATGGACATTTCAGATGCAAATGAAACTCCAATCTTAATGGGAATTAGAATCATTTCAGGGTGGTTATTAACAGACCGTTTTGTAATGGACAACCTTCCACCAGGTGATTTCTTTGTATTTGATACCTCTGGAAAAAATGCTGATCCACTTCAAGATGATTTTGGAACCACAAAACTCATGATGTATGCAGACGCAAGTGAGGCAGCGAGTGGCCAATGATATTCTGTTTAACAGAAAAGCATCTTTTCAATTTGGTCTGCCAGGTCAACTCGGAAAATATTATAGTGGTTTACGCCTTCGTTTTAAGATCATCAAAACAAGTGATTCTAAGCCCAATAAATCAAACGTCCAGGTGTACAACCTCACAAAAGAAACTCGCACTCTGGCAGAAAAAAAAGGACAGGTGTTTATCCTCAGTGCTGGATACGAGAACACCGAGGAAGTTCTATTTAGTGGAGATGTTGCAAGAATCATAACAGAACTTGATGGGCCAGATTATGTAACCACTTTTGAGGCAGGTGACGGTGAAAAAGCTTTTCAAACTGCTAGACTTGAAAAGTCTTTTCAAGAGGGTGTGGACATCAAAGACGTTTTCACTGATCTTATTGGATCACTTGGAAAAACCATCAAAGATATTTCTTCTATTAAATCTAGTAAGATTGTTAATGGAATTTCTTTGTCTGGCCTTTCTCGCACTCACATGGATGAACTGACAAACCGTTATGGTTTGGAATGGTCTATTCAAGATGGTGGGGTTCAAGTTATTGAAGCAAGAAAAGCCACTAAAGAATCAGCAATTCTTTTGAGCGTGGATAGTGGTCTTATTGGTGTTCCTAAAAAGAAAGAAGATGGTTCAATTGATATTGTCTCTTTACTTCAACCACAAATTAGACCTGGCAGAATCATAAGCCTTGAATCAAAATTCATTACAGGGCAATTTGTTTGCAGAAAAGTAACTCACACAGGAGATACCCACGGTCAAGATTGGTATTCACAAATTGAGGCAATAGCAAAAACATGAGTGAAACACCTACACTAGATAAGATTATTTTAATGGGTATTGAATCAAGATTGTTTGATCTTCATACTTGTTTACCTGCTGTTGTTGAAAAATACAATAAAGCAAAAAACACTGTTGATGTTACACCATCGTTAAAACGTAAATATGAATCAGGTGATATTGTAAATTATCCAGTGATTCTAAATGTTCCTGTTGCCTTCCCTCGTGGAGGAAGCTTTTCAATTACTCACCCGATTAAAAAAGGTGATTCAGTAATTTTAGTTTTTGCTGAACGCTCACTTGATGTGTGGAAAAAGTCAGGTGGAATTGTTGACCCACAAGACCCACGCAAATTCAATGTAACAGATGCGTTTGCAATCCCTGGTGGATACCCTGAAAACAAACCAGTGGCAGGTGCCTCTGATTCTGCTGTAAGAATTATCAATGGTGATTCACTTATTGAGCTTACTGAAGATGCCAAATTTAAGATTCAAAAAATGGGTGGAGATGACTTTTTAAAACTCATGAGTGACACCCTTCAAGCAATCATTGATGCCAGAACCATGACTTTGATGGGGCCACAACCTTTCTTGAATCTCGCAACTTTCATTCAATTAAAAGCAAAACTTGATGCAATAAAAGGACAAGCATGAGCTTAGATAAAGACCGTCTAGGAACTGCACTTTGGAACAGAATTAAAGCTGATTCTGGTGGGTACACACCTGCGATTGGGCCAGTTCAAGATGCTCAAGGTCTGCTTATTTGGAAGGGTATTGCTGATGAAATTATAAAAGAGTTTGATGTGAACGCTTCCATCAATCTTTTAGCAGCAGATATTTTGGTTGATCCAGGTACATTTGCAAATCTTGGTGGGCCAGTTGTTGGTGTTGGTTCTATTCAAGCAGTAACCCTTACAGGAAAATTAGAATGAGTGACATAACAATGAAGGAAGATGGTTCTGGTTTGGTGATCACCAATGGAGATTTGGTGTTAACGCAAGGTGCAGATGCAGTAAAGCAGCACATCACTCAGAGATTAAAGATGTTTACTGGTGAATGGTTCTTGAATCTTTCAGAGGGTGTGCCATACTTTCAGAACATTTTAATCAAGAACCCTAACCCTGATGTAGTGGATGGGCTTTTAAAAAGCACCATTCTAGCAACACCAGGTGTGGATGAACTCTTGTCATTTGATTTGGACTATGATGCTGCTTTGAGAAAGCTTACAGTTGATTTTAGCGTTAGGGTGCTAGATACTGTAATAGACTTTGAAAATTTAACTTTGGGAACTTAAAGGAACATACCATGGCGTTTGGTGTTACCCCACAAGGGTTTATTAAGAAGAGGCAGATTGATGTTAAGACTGAAATCGAAAACTCTTTACGTGCTGCTTTAGGTAAGAACCTCAACCTACTTTCTGCATCAGTCTTTGGTCAAATCATCGGCATTTTTTCTGAACGTGAATCACTTCTATGGGAAGCACTTGAAGGTGCTTATAATTCTCAATACCCTGATACTGCTGATGGAGTTTCATTAGACAACGTAGGTGCTATTGTTGGTATCGCAAGAATTCCAGCAAGGGCAACTGTTCAACAAAACCTTCACCTATTTGGAACAGCAGGAACTTTGGTTCCTCAAGGCACTCAAGTTTCAGTTCCAAATGTCACTGATGCAGTTTTTACAACTGATGCTGATGTTGTTTTAGGTGTTGGTGTTGATGAAGTTCAACACATTGCTTTCTCTGGTGTGCCTGTTGCAGGTTCATGGAGACTTAAATATCTTGATGAACTCACCACACTTTTAGCTTTCAATGCAAACGCTGCTGCTGTTCAGGCAGCTTTAAATGCACTTCTTAATCTTGAAGATATTGTTGTCACTGGTGATTACACTGTTGGGTTTGATGTTACTTTTGCAGGTGAGTCAGGAAAAATTGATCACTCAATGCTTGAGTTTTTGGATAACACTTTAGGTGTAACAATCCTGATCACTCAAACAACAGCAGGTGTTCCTCAAGCGGTGGTTGATGCCACTTGTGTAAATACTGGCCCTATCCCTTCGTTTGCATTTTCACTTACAAACATTGTGAACCCTGTTCCAGGTCTTGACTCCATTGTAAACACAACTGATGGTGTACTTGGAAGGAACATTGAAACTGATACTGAATTCAGAAAGCGCAGAAATGAGTCACTTCAGATTGCTGGATCAGCAACAGTTGATGCAATTCGTGCAGAACTTTTGCAAGTTGAAGGTGTTAATCAGGCAATTGTTTTTGAAAACACAACATTCATAACTGATGTGAACGGCTTACCAGGTAAGTCTTTTGCTGCTTATGTTGATGGTGGAGACAACCAGGATATTGCAGACACCATTTTTGCTACTAAACCAGCAGGAATTGAAACGTTTGGTAACATCACAGAGCAGGTAACTGACTCTCAAGGGTTTATCCACAACGTAGAATTCTCAAGACCAACACCAATTTCTATTTGGATTGAACTTGATATTTCAACAGGCCCAACATTTATTGCAACTGCTGCTGAAATCCAACAGCTTATTGTTGATTATGGTAATGCGCTTGGAATTGGAACAGACATCATTGTAACACCTGATCTTGTGTGTGCCCTTGATGCAATTGAAGGCATTACAGATGTTGAAATCAGAATTGGTTTTGCACCTGCTCCTACACTTGATAACAACTTAACGATTGCACCACAAGAAATTTCACAGTGGGCAATTGGAAGAACAGCGGTGAACTTAATATGATTCAGCAAATAACTGATCATGCAATTAAGGCACGTAGGAGATTGTTAGAACAGTACAAAAGCAATCCAGAACTAGGCGCAATCCTAGATTCTTTTAATGCTCAAGTTCAAGAACTTGAAAATACAATTGTTGATTTGAACACACGCCTTGATATTAACAACATCAGCGGTGCTTTACTTGATGCCTTTGGAACCATTGTTGGTCAACCAAGGCTTAATTATGATGATGTGTTTTACCGCATCTTGCTTCTTATTAAGATTGGTAAGAACACTTCACAAGGTACACCAGAGAACGCTGTTCAGATTTATAAGCTCATCACTCAGGCAGCTAAGGTTCAATATCAAGAACTTTATCCAGCAGGAATTTTCTTGATGTCTGATGGTGTAATCAATCCAGTAACAGAAAGTTTTGTTTTTGAAAACATTGGGGATGTCTTACCAGCAGGTGTAAGGCTTGACCATTTTGGACAATTTGAATCTTCAGAAGCATTTGCATTTGAAGGTGATCCAGCAACAACAGATGGTTTTTCTGAAATTGCAAGCCCACTTGAAGGTGGGCAATTTGCTGGATTGTTCTTTAATAATGTTCCATTTGCTTTTGCAGGTAATGATTTGAACGCTCAAGGCTTTGGTAGCTGGACTGATCCAGTTGAAGGTGGGGCGTTTGTTAGTTTATAATTTATTAAGAGGAGAAAAATAACATGTCACTTCCAAAACCAGCTTCCCACATTGATTGGACTGATGGGGCACCAGCTAAAGTTCAAGAACCAACATCAGGCAAAAAACTTTTAGGATGGGCATTTAAAGAACGCCCACCTTTTGAATTCATGAACTGGTTGTTCTTCAGAGTTGATGAATGGGTTAAATATTTTGAATCTGTGACTGATGAACTTTCACTTCAGAAACAAGAATATGATGCAATCATTGGTGTTGGTGGAACTCATGCAGACTTTAATGCTTATGAAGCTGATCCATTAGTTGCCCAACTTAAAAACGTTCTTGTAACTACACCACTTACTTTAGCAAGTAACCAGGTCATAACCCAATCAGGTGTTAAATTTACGTTCAAACCACAAGCAGTAATCACTAAAGCTGTTGGCTGTACTATTGGACTTCAGTTCACTGGCGCAAGGGTTACAGTTGTTGGTGCAAGATTTGTTGGGTTCAACGTTGTTGGTGATAAAGCAATCCAGCTTACAGCACCATCAAAAAATTGCAGGGTGTGTGAATCTTCTTTCATTGATTGTTTGACTGAAATTGATGATTTGGGTTCTAATAATGTCTTATCAAGTAACATCAGCGAGGTTCCATAATATGAAAAATTTACTTCTACTTCTTTTCTTTATTTGTGCAGCAGTAAATGCACAAGAGGTTGTCCAGCAGGACGTTCTCAAATTAGGTAAAGCAGCTTCATCTGCTGATAAATCTGTCACATTTGATACTGCTGATGGAGTTTCAAACCCTAAACTGTCAGTTGAAAAAGTTTCAAAGAAACTTAAATATGATCAAAGCACTTTTCAGCTTGGTGGATCATCAACAACTGACACAAAAGACTTCATCTTTAATGGTGACAATAAAAAAATTCGCTACGATGGAACAGCAAATGAACTCCAATATGATGGTGACTTGCTTTCTGTAGGTGATGGAACAAATACCAATAAGGTTCTGAAGTTCAATAAAGGTGCTTCATCACCATCTGTTCGCTACAATTCTGCAACAGCTAAACTTGAATTTTCAAATGACAACACTACTTTTAAAGCAATTGGATCAGGTTCAGGCAGTTCTGGTGGGATTAATATTCTGGCCAATGCAGATTTTGAAGATGGTGTAACAACAGGCTGGACAAATTCAGGTGGAACTTTCACATCTCAAAACTACACAACACCAACTGAAAGCAACATTAAGTTTGCTCGTTTTGTCGCATCAGGCGCAGGTCAGTACATTGAATCAACTCTTACTGCCGTTCCTTCATTTTTGGGTGCTGGATGTCAGGCACAATTTGAAAAATATGCAACAGTAACAGATGGTGCTTGGAAAATTGTTGTGCTTGATTCAAGTGCAAACGTGCTTGCAACTCAAAACTTTAACCAGTCTGGTGGAGCTTCAACGTTCATCAGCACACCACTTCTTTCTTTTCCATGTCCAGTATCTCCTGCAACTTTTAAAGTTCGTCTTGAATCTCTTGCTGCTGCAACAATTGATTTTGATTTGGCTTATGGTGGAGGGAATAAAAATGTTGTTGATACTGCTCAAGCAAAATATTACGGTTCAGTAGAATTTGATACAAACTGTTCGTGGACAACAAACAGCGCAACATTTGCACAATTTGCAGCAGACGCATCTTGTACAATTGTAACAACAGGAAGTGTTTTAGCTCCTGCTACAAACATTCCAGGATTCAGACTTCCAGTTGGAGCACCTGCTGGTAAGTATTTCATTCAAGCAAATTACAACCATTACAATGATTCAGTTTCAGGAACACCAAGGACGTGGGTTCAGGGCTTTTATGATGGTGTAGGTGTTACGGCTGAAGACATGGGATTTAACCAGACTGCTGCAACTGATATTGCTTACATTGCAAATTTGAATTATGGGCTACAACTTACTTCTTCTCTTACTTCTGAAAAACTTTTTGATTTAAGAGGAAAAGCATCAACGTCAAATTCAAATATTAACAATGATGCAACTTCTAAATCTCGCTTTGATATTTTCTACTATCCTTCAGATTCTCAAACTGCTGTTACGTCTGAACAGTCAGGATGGTTCATTGATGCAAACATTGGTGGAGCAGCTATTAGCTCTGTAATCACTTCATCATATATCCCATTATCTGATGCTGGATTAGATTTAGTTTTAAATAATGGTTCTGCTGCTGCAAAAATTCCTTGTACAGGAACAAATGCACCTCAAGGGTTAACTTGTAATACAGGGCCAGTAAATGAAAACGTGGGTGTAGTATTTTCTCCACCCTATGCTGGATTTTATATGGCCTGTGCCAGTTACAGCCAAAGAACAATTAACAGTGCAATTTTTGCCACTCAATTAGTAGAAACTGCTCCTAACTCTGAAACTATTATTCAAGAGGGGAAAAGCCGTTTAGCCACTTCAAACGGAACAGCTTCATCAGTACACGATACATTACAAAATTGTGGAACATTTTATTTCTCAAGCACAAGTGAAAGAGCTATTCGCTTAATGTATGAAGGTGATACAGCACTTGGGCCAGCAGTTCTTGCTGATAGGCTTTCAACAGGTGGTCAAAGAGACATTCATATAATAGTTTTCCCTTTGACTCAAAATACTAACAGACCTGTTTTAACTGGTGAACAGGTAATATCACCTGGTGCTACTAAGCCTAAAATTTGCTCATGGGACTTTTCATCAGGAGGAGCAATTTCAAATGCTTTAGGATGTACTCCAACAATGCCTTCATACAGTGGTGGAACAGGAACATTTGCTTTTTCTGGAATTTGGTCAGTAAAACCAAACTGTACTTGTACAACCAGAGATAACAATGGTTCATGTTCTGAAAGTTCTGTGTCTGAACCTTCCACAACTAACTATGAAGTCATTACAAGAAACGTTGCCAATGCAACAACCAACACTGGTGGATTTGTAATCTGCCACGGTCAAGGTAATTAATAGGAGATTTATGAAATATTTATTTTTAATTTTAATCACAACTCAAACCATGGCATCCAACTGGATGCCTATTTCTAAGATTCAAGCTCTTTCATCTGAAGCACACCAACTTGAAGAGTCATGTGCCAAATCTGGTGAACAGTGCCTTGATGTTGGTGATGAACCACAAATTGTGAAGCTTGGTTTTGTAAGTCTTGAAGACAACTTCACAAAAACAGAAGTTGAAGTTTGTCTTGATGAAGTTGATTGCCAAGCAAAACATGAAGCAAAAGTTTGTCTTGATGGTGTTTCAATTAAGAACCTTGACCTGCTTGAAGTGTACTGCTCAAGATTTTCACACAAATCATTGGTGAAAAATCTTACAGCTTTTAATGCTTACAAAGCTACTCAAGCACAAGCTCAAGCTTTAAGCGCAGGACTTGCTCAAGCAACAGCAGCAATGGATTGTGGTAAGAGGGTTCAGGCACTCCTGCTCGTTAGGAATTCGCCTAAAGGACTTACCAAACCTCAAGTTAAAGCACTGGTGTTAGCTTATAAAGACATCAAGAATCTTTTAGATACTGGATCACTTGCATCAGCTAAAGAAGAAATTGAAGCAATAACTGCTGATGGGGTTATCATTACATCTGGTGATAAAGCTGCTCTTATAGCTCAAATCAATTCTTGCTTAGGACTGTAATGAAAAATGGAAGTGACAGGCAACTGCTTGAGTACGTGGCAACAGAAATAAGAATTGTGAGAGATAAGCAAGAGCTTCATTCTGTTGCCATTGCTGAAGTGAAAAAAGATGTTCTCCATTTGAGGGGAAAAGTTGCAGCGGTATCATCTTTGATTGGTGCTGTTGTGGGTTACTTTGGTAGTTTTTTATCAGGACACAAATGAAATTTTTAATCTTACTCACCCTAATTGCTTGTGCATCTCAACCATCTAAGACACCTGCTAAAGATGCTGTAAAGATTCTTGCACCTGTTGAATTCGCTCCATCGGTTATGGAGTTTGGTGTTGCTATTAAGGACACGAACTATTCAGACCTTCAGAAATCAAAGCTCACTGAAGCGGTAAAACGCCTTGAAGACATCTTTAATTCAAAGGAATACAAAGCAGAACTCTTAAAACGTAAGCTTACCAGCACAAATGGTAAGACCAATTTAGAGGTGTTCAACCACATCATGGGTGGAAAAGAAGACCTTTCAAAGATTGCCAATCAGCAGATGGATTTAACTGTTGAAATGTATTACAAAAGGTTTTCAAAGGTCATTGGTTACACAACACCATCATCTTTAATTGTTTACACCAATAAAAAATTCCATGACAATTATGGTGCTTGTGATGTGGCCAGTAACTTAGGTCACGAGTGGACACACAAGATGGGTTATGGACATTTGAGCGCATCAGACTGGACTAGTGTGCCTTATCAGCACTCAACATTAATAAGAATTCTTTGCCCATTATCGGTGCAAGGAAAATTAAACAGGAGATAATTATGGAAAAGGCTTATGATCTTAAAGAACTCGCTAAAAAAATGCAGTCTAAAGGGCTTGATGTAGCTGAAGAAGCTGCTGGTGAAGCGTATGAAGCTGTTAAAGAATGGTTCAAAGAGAGTGCAGAACTTTCTCAGAACCCATTTGATAACATGGTAATCCCTTTTCTTTCACAGGTTGACGCTGTTGTTAAGCCTCTGATTGATAAGATTGATGGTGAAGTTGACGCTCAATCATAATTTTTAAACATTGGAGTAAAGCATGGGTGCTGGAATTTTAAAATTTTTAGCTGCTGAAATAGTGGTTCCACTTTTGAAAGATTTAGCTTTCATGCTTTACAACATGTTTAAGGTTAGACAAATCAGAAAAGCTCGTGAAGCTGAAGCTCAAGCTAAAGTTGAAGAGTACAAGAAAGATCCATCTGATGAAAACTTTGGACAACTACCATAAAACAATTTCTAAAAGATGCAGCTTTGAAAGTTATTTTGTTTGTAATCATACCTCTGTCATTGGGCTATGCTTGCATCATGTTCCTGGTTAAAACTGCAAAAGATTCAGGGAAGTTTGGAAAATGAAAACTCTACTCTTATTGGTGTTCTTAGTTGGATGCCAAACCCCCCGAGTCTTTACAGGTGAACGTTGCCAAACCTTTTTCAAGTTTGATGCTGCAAAACAAATAATTATTGAAGAGTCAGTTTGCAGATGTACCAAGTATAAAATCTCTATGGAGTTTATTGGTAATGTCTCTCAAGATGTTACAAGAAATCCAATTGAATATTGTCACGAGAAAATGGGTTATTCAGTTATTGAGAACAATAACCTGGTAAACTTTTACAAGAACGTAAGAGATGACATCAAAGGTTCTCAGAAAATCAATGATGAAAAAACCGATTACTAATTACGGCAAACTGCTGGCAGAAATTCAGTATTATGAATCAATTGGTAATGAAATCATGGTTGATAGGTTGAGTGAGCTACTTGATAAAGCAAGGGAAAAAGACCGTGAGAAAAGTAAATCTGAAAAGCGTGAACCTGATCAAGAGCTTTGAAGCTCTATCCCTCACACCATATAAAGACCTTGTTGGCGTTTGGACAATCGGGTGGGGTACAACGTACTACCCGAACGGCAAAAGAGTCACTAAGGCTGATCCAGCTATCTCAAAAGATGAAGCTGATTACTTCCTTATGCACGAGATAACCGAGAAAAGCCAAATGGTTGATCAGTTTGCTACAAAAATTGGTTTGCAGCTTAATGATAACGAGTTTGGTGCAATTGTGTCATTTGTTTATAACGTGGGAATTGGTGCAGTTATCGAGGGTGGAAGGTCACTCAACCAGGCAATGCGCTCTAAAAATAAAAAATCAATTGCAGACATCATGTTGATCTATAACAAAGGCACGTTCTTAGGTGTTAAGAAAGTAATTAAAGGTTTGGAACGTAGAAGAATTGCAGAAAGACAGTTGTTTCTTACACCAGTATTATGACAGTTGAGAGGCTTTTCATGGATGAAAAGAGGATGAACTTTCGGAGAGTTTATCCACCTCTCACAAATAAATTTGACATTCAAAATCTTCATTGATTAACTAAATATGATTTTACGTGGAATACCATCTAGGTAAACTTAGAAATAAGAACTGAAATGGAAGTATGACTAAACTGTATGGAGTAAACACGTAGACCATACACACCGAGATGATGGTGTTCAATCAGGGCTTGCATACCTCAATTGGATCATCTTAGTATGCTACTTTTCTTTTTCATCTCTCAAGCAAAAAATCCCATCATAAACGTATTTTGAATAACAAGTTACTTTTTGTTTTTCATCTCTCATGATGACTAAATCACCACCATGTTCTTTTGTTCCATCCTGATTACATCCAACAATAAATAATAATAAAAGTAAAAGTTTCATTTTATTCCTTTTGAATATTCATCACAAATCTCACAACCTCTATGGTTACGAGTGTTTTTGTTAGGGCATGGATTTTTGGCCCAATTTGTTTTTGAATTTTTAAATCTGACATAAGATAAAGCCCATGCAGCACCAGCTTCAAAACCACTTGTATAAAGTGAACCCCCATCTATGTCTTGACGTTTCATTGAAGCTTCAGCAGCAAGTTTAACTCTATCTTGCATCTTCATTATTTCATTCCTTTGAAGTCTTTTAGTGCCTCTCTTACTGCTGGAATTTCTGCCATGATGCTTTCTTTCATGTCATTAGGAAGCTTGAAGAAATCAAACTTACTACCATCAGCAAGTGAAATGATTAGTTCTTTCTTTAAATGCTTTTTCTTCTTTTTACTTTTTTGAGACATTGATTTTTTCATTCTGTAATTCCTTTATTTGTTGCTCTAAAATATTTACTTCAACTTGTTTGCTTGTGTAGTGACATTCCCACTCTTTACCATGAAGCATAAATGGTTCTGAATCTTTAACCTGGTATTGTAATTCATGAAGATCAGAACATCTAACAACACCAAATGCTAAAACTATAAAAGCAATAAAGCCTAAAACTTCCATAAGTTGTTTCATTCTTCCTCTCCATAGCAGCTTCCATTCATTCCTAAGAACCTATCAACTGCAAACATTATCAGTATGTAAACGACAAATAAAATTATAAGCTTCATACTCCCTCACTCGGTGGATAAGGCTTGAAAGGAGATGGAACATTTATCCAGGTAACACCTTCAAGGTCTGGTGGAAAATCATTACCCATGATAGAAGTTTTGAAATTCTTATCTTTGTGTTTTCTTAAAAGCAAACCACACTCCTGACAGTTAGTTTCATTCAAAGGCAATTCAGCAAAACATTCATGACAAATGATTTTAGTTTTCATCTAAAGCCTTCAGTACGTCTTCAAGCGCAGTAACATACCCATCCCAAAACACAAAATCTTCTTTAGCATAAATGATTGCTTTATCTCTCATGTAGTAATCTTCCTCTCTTATATTTGCCAGATTTTCTTTTGCTTGATCATATTTGGCTTTAGCTTCAACCAATTTATCTTGAATGATTTTCATTTTAAGTTGTCCTTACTTATCATGTAATCAACAGCGTGTTGGAGAGTTCCATGCTTCTTAATCAGCTTTTCTTTTATCTTTGGTGTAAGTCTGATTGAACAAACAATCTTTGATTCTTTTTGCTTCTTAACTGGTAATTCATTTTTCATTTAAAACCTCTTCAAGTTGCTCAAGAAATAATTTCAAACAATTCAGTTTAGTTGCCAATCCCACAATGTATGGATTGCTAGGTGTTCTGAAATGTTTTACAGCTTCTTTTTGTTCATCATATTCAATTTGAGTTTCATTGATTTGATTTTTATAATGATCAATTAATATTTCAATTTTGGTTTTCATTTTATCCTTCCAGAATTTTTATTAAATTTTCAAGGTTCTTAACTTCTTCTCTTAAAGCAATCAGTTTTGAAACAATGATGTTTTGATCTTCAATTCTAGCTTGAGAATCTAAAACATCCCACTTGTGTTCAAGTTCTTTGATTTCATTATTAAGAGATACAATAAGATTTTCAATTTGTGTTTTCATAAATTCATTATAACACAATGTATAATACAACGCAACTACAAAATGTAATACACTCTAAATGGCTGTAACCACACCAAGCAATCACATGAATCAGATAGCTTACAAATTGGGCACATCATTTAACTAATCTCAAATGAGTTTTAGATTTTCGCATCCAATGCAAATCAATTACTTCCATACATTCTTTCAAAGTCTTATTATCAGATGAAAGCTTATCTCTGTAATTAAACCAAATACCCCACAGCTTATTTTCCTGTTTTTTAATGATAAGCCCATTCCACCGATACAAACCATAAATCTTTTTATCTGCAATTGGTCTGCATCTAGCTTTCATTTGCGATACCTTGAACCACACCATCCTTCAGTGCTTACAGGACATCCTGATGCCCATTTAGGGATAGTCTTCATGTACTTATCAAACTCATGAATGTTACCAGTTCCAATCTCTTTTTCAGCTACAATTTCATCATGCACTGTAAGAATTACATCATACCCTGCCTTACGCTCTCTAAGCATTGAAGCTGCCAATAGATCAGCAGAAATCCCACCCACACAGTTTTGAGTCAGAACTCCACCCCAAGTCTTAGAGAACGTCCACTTCTTAGTAGTGGTGTCCACTGTCCAGTGATAAAGAACTGCTTTTGATTCACCCCATGGAGTTTTTTCATACCTCACTTGTGGGCCATAATAATGGATGCACCTTCCACCAGGTAAACGACACTTGAGAAATTTACCTTCCATGAACCATTCAACGTGATTAAGCTTGAATGTTCTGCCAGGTTTTTCAACAGCAGCAATTGCAGCTTTTTCCAAGTTGCTCCAAAGTTTAGGCACGGGTGCATGAAGTTCCCTATAACCATTGATAGCTTTTTTTGCTACTTCAGCAGTAACAGGTTGTCCTAACATCTCACATGTAGTTTGAAATTTCTTCCATCCACCACCATAACCAGACAACAGAAAGGCTTGCTTACCAACAAAACGTTCATCTTTAGTTACACCAGAAATAGAAGTTCTATTGAAGATCACCATTGCTAGTTCTTCATACATCTTTCTTTTCTCGACAAAAGCTTTACAACCATCAGCATGATTAGCAAGCCAAAACAGAACCCTTGCTTCAATGGCTGAAAAGTCTGATACAAATAATTCTTTTCCTTCACGAGGAATAATCATTGTTCTCAAACATGAAACAAAAACTTCCATTGGGTCTTCATAAAACAAACGAAGCATTTCTAAATCCATTCCTGCTTTAATCTGTTCAGCAGCAATTGGAGCTAGATCAATTTCAGTTCCATCAACATCTTTTTTCTTGAGTGTTCCACGAGGAAAATTATGAGGCTGAACTCCTGCACCTCCCCACCTTCCATGCACTGTTGCCCTGAAATTCAAACTGAAGCGCATCACCCCATCCGATGTGGTGTGATTAAGAAAGTTAGGATATTTTTTAAGTGAAGTCTTATTTAGATTCTGTCTAAGCTCAAGAACTCTTTTACATTCTGCTGGCATTTTTCCAGCTTTAATTGCATCATCAACAGTTTTCTTTTGAAGGTTTGGGAGAGTTACCCCTTTCTTCTTTAACCATTTCTGGATAACTGCACCTTGACCACCAGAGGTAACAAAACCTTTGGTGATGGTTTGAAGCTCTTTAACCATGTTCTTTTTTTCTAACGTGATCATCTTCAGAACTTTCTGAACTAGATCACGGTCAACTCTTGCACCTCTGAAATTAATCTCCTGATCAAACAACCAAAGGTCACGTTCCTCTTTAGATGGAAGATCAAGTGAAATGAACAATCCAACTTCAGCATAAATATCATGCTCACAATATTTTAGAAGACGGTCAAAGTCCTTAACGTATCTGGTGGATGGATCAGCTTTAGATGGTTTTTTAGGCTTACACCATCTCATCATCAGGCGGTGTCCTTCCTTGTCTTTGATGTGATTAAGTCCTAATGCACCTGTTGCTCCATCAAGTGAACGTGGAATTGCATGTGTTGCTGATTGAACAGCAGTACAAAAGAACTCTTCATGCGAAATTAAAAATGGTGCTTTTCCAAGGTATTTTCCTAAATGCTTAGGCAAAACGTTTCTGGTAATTGCTTGCTCAAACATCGAGTTGTGGCAGGTCTTGATGATTGTTTTATCTTTCAATAGAGCAGCAAACTTTTTTCCATTTCTAATGTCTGATCGGTGTTCATTCCATTCACGCTTTGGTGCCCATGAAATAGCTTTTTCCTTGTTCTTTAGTTTACGATCAAGCTGCTTGCGAGTTCCAACCATCCATGAAACACAAAGCACCTCTGTTGAAGGGTGCATACTGTACTCGAAACTTCCTACTTTTTTTAGATCAACTTCAGAGTAAGTTTCAAAATCATAGACCATGTAAATTTGATCGGGCTTAAACATTAGTTATCTCTTATGTTCATGTCAAGCATCACACATTCTTCCACCCAAGGGTGGTTTTGAATTGCTTGATTAATTGTTTCTTGTGTTACTTCCCAATCAATAAAAATCATCCGATTTAAAATTGCTTTAAGAAGTAATGGAGCAAATTTATGTTGAGTCACGCCATTAATTAATTGAGTCATTGAAAGTTCTTCTGATGTTGCTGGTTGATTAACAACATGTTCAAAAGTTTCAAGTGTCATCTGCTCACATTCTTTATCAATTTCAAACTCTGATTTTACCTGTTTGTAGTTTGGATCAAGCATGGTGTTCTCCAATAAAGAAGCGTGGGCTTTTACACCCACGCAAATGATTTAGTATTCTACTTCATCCTCTGATTCTTCTTCAGATAAAGCATCATCCTGTTCATCATATTCAACTTCATCAAAGTCATTAGCAGCGTTCCCACCACCCAATGCTTCACCAGTTGCAACTTTCTGAACACCAACTAATGCAAAAGAAACTCCCACCTTTGGCCCTTTACCATCTTTAGGATAGGCAAAAGCAATTAGTGAAGCTCTGGCATAATCACCTGCTTTAATTCCAGTAGCATCTTTGATGATGTTCTTACCTTGATCAAATACAGTTGGTTGTTTTCTGCAAGATGCGTTGATGAAAGTTACACCTTCATATTCAGGTTTGTCTGGATGCTCTACTTCACCATCTTTAAAAGGCATTTGAACAATGCACTTGCTGATGATTTTTCCAGTCTTCTTAGACTTAACTTTCTTTGACGGCCATTGCTTTTTGTCTGAACCCCACATTTCAACAGCAGCGTTGTGTGCTGCAATTTCAAGTTGTGAAAGGTCTGCTTCAGAATCAAAGAGCATAGCAATTGAATACTTTGGTTCCTGATCTTTGAAAGCTTTAGGCTTAAACAGATGTGGATAACTCAAGCGAAACTTACCAGTAGTAAGCTTCTTATCAGTTATTTCAATTTGACGATCAGTAACAATTTCTAATTTCTCACCCATGGTGTTCTCCAATTTTAGTTTCTCGATTTCTCGTGTTGTGAAGCTGCTAATTATTTAGCAGCTTTTTTCTTACTAACTTTCTTTTTCGCTTTCTTCTTAGAAGCTTTTTTAGTTGTTCCCATTGCACTCACCTCCTTTTGATCTTCATTAGGCAATTCATCAAAATCACCTTGTGTTTGTTTTGCTTTCATTACAGGACATTTCTTTTTACCTAGACAAAAGAAGCAATATTTGTCTGAATATTTTAACGGTGCATTTGGTTTGAGTGCCAGGTTAACGGACTTCTTAAACCTCTTGCCCCACTTGATTGCATCATCAACTGAAATGTACCATTCACGTATCACACCATCTTTGTGATGGGCACGAGGTTGAATGATCACGCATCTGATCCGATCAAACTTTTTCCATCCCTTGAGGAAGATGATCATTGCAAGAGCGTAGTAAATAAGTTGAGCATTGTTTTCAACCTGAACTGGATGCTTACCATACTTATAATCTGCAACTATCAGTTCCCTTGCGTTCCAATTTGCCATTGCTAAATCAAGAGTTGAACCTTGATCATCAGTGGTGAACTTTGAAGCATCAAGCTTCTGCTCTACATAGATTGTTGAACGTGGAGAAAGCTGCTCTTGTAACCAGGTGAGAGCATTGAGTGCATCAGCAATCATGTCCTTAGTCCAATAATAAGTCTTACCACTCTCACCAATAGTAAAACTCTCTTCAGCTTTATCAAGAATCTTTTTGCGAGTTACTTTGTTCTTTAAGAGTTTTCGATTGTTCACAATAAACTCTAAGCAAGCATGTGCAGCAGTTCCCTCTTCAGAAGAGTCATTGGTTTTATTTGGAACACCTCGTGAAAGAATAACTGAACCTGGACAATTCATAATCCGTTCAGCTTGTGAACCACCAAACTCTGAATGTTCTTTTACTTCTGAAGTTTTAGTTTTCAAGATTGCCCCATTGTTTTGCCATAGCTTTAGCAATCCCTTTATAAGTTAAAGAGCGCAACATTCCTCTATCTTCACTTGGAGGCATCAAATGAATCTTCTGTTCTCTACCTGAAACAATTTTTGATGGTGTAAGTGGTGGGAGATTTTTCAACCATAAGCAAGTTGCTTTAGTTTCTCCATGTCCGAACTGCCATGGTTGAATAATTTGATCTTGTGACTTACCAATGATTTCTTTAGCGTATTTGTGCATGATAGGATTTTCAATTGCTATCATGGGAATTTTTGCTTTCATCAGTCTCTTAAAGAAACGTGCAGCTTTCTCCATATCTTTTTGTCGCTGCTTATCACCAGCAAGCCAACGTACACCACTATTACAAAGGAATGTGCAAGGTGGATGAGCAATCATCAAATCCCATCCATCATTGATAATGTCAAAAACATCACCTTGATAATGAGGGCCAGGTTTAATTGTGGGCAATAGATCACAAGACATAGCTTGATGCCCCCCCATAATAAACGCATCTCTTACCCTGCCTGAATATTCACAAGCAATTAAAACTTTCATAATTATCCTTATTCTAATTCTTTTAAACCTTGAACAAATACTATGGACAATGACCAAACTACAACACTCATCCATTTTAAAAATTTATCATCAGCTAGATACCATCCATAACCAAACACAATTGAACTCAAGCAAATCAAAACAACCCATTTTAAAACTTTCATAATTAGTTGCCCTCGCTAAAAGCTTCAATGTCTTCAATGTGTTTTACAATCAGTTTTGCTTTCTTAGTTCCAAAGCTGAATGGGTAAGGCTTGCGCTTACCATCTTTATCAAGTTCATGAATGATGATTGTTGGATTACCTTTGTAATCTCCAATCTCAATTTCACTTTTAATTTCTTCTTTCTTACTCATCTTAGTTTGTCCTTTCATAGTTCAATTTATAAACTGGTGAGATGTTTGGAATACTTAATTCAATGTCTTTGATTGAACCTACAAGACAAATTGCATCCATCAAAATTGAATTAGCGTTTTGTTTATCTTCCATATTGATTGCCAGGTTCATCATCTTGATAACTAGTTTAAGCTTTTGTTCTGAATTCATTATTTCATCCTCAGTGAAAGAAATCTAACACGTTCAACAAATGGGTGGTCAACACCAAACTTTTGTTCCCACTCTTCGATTGTTGGTTGATAGTTATATTTTAGAAAGCAAATGAACTTGCTTGAAAGTGTTTTAGGTGGAATGAGTTTATCAATCCATTCAATGATTAAATAAATTAAAGGCACTGGTGTATTTGCTTCACGATAATAGAAAGCCCGATCTTGAAATGGAACCATGAAAGCCACATGATAAACCTGTTCAAAGCCTTCATTCATCCAGAAATGATTTCTATGTTTACCAATGAGTTTCACCAGTTGCCACACCAGTTTAAAGATGTTTAGGCTTGGAAGTGGCTTTGGTGAGAAATTCCATCCAAAGCGGCCAATGTGTTGAATGTGGTCATAACCTTCATAAGTTGCACCTAACATAAAATCTCGTGAACAATATGGTGTAGGTTTGCCAGGTGTTCGTTCAATCGGATAACAAAAATGTTTTCGTTTCTTTAGTTGATCCCAAAAACTGTGATCATCCATAAAAGGAAAACCGATCTTACTTCCAATGGCAGTTAGTATCATTGAATCATTTGAAGATGGTTCTCCATTGATGCACTCCTTATCATGCCACATGCCCCATTTATCTTGATATTTGCTTTTCATCTTTTTCCTTTTCAACAATCTTTCTTGCTAACTTTCTCGCATTACTTACAGCATAAGGACAATTAGGACTTGAAGAAATGATCATCACAGAACCACCAGGTGACTTAACCTTGATGTGTTTGTTCTGACCTATGTAGCTCCATCCTTCATCAATCAATTCTTCAATCAAATCTTTGATGTCCTTACTATGCCTTCCCATAATTTAGCTAGGCATTGAAAGTTCAATCTTCAATCCAACAACATTGCTCATTGCTAAAAGCACATCAGTTCTTACATGCCCTCGTGACCGTTCCATATTTCTCAAAGTGGTTTGAGATATACCAGCTTGTTTTGCAACCTGCTCAATGGTCATGCCTTTTTCTTTTCTCATCTCTCTGAAAAATATTCCAAGCTCTCTGTTATTGCTTATCTGGTGTTTCATCTTGTGTTCCTTTGAAGTTATCAGCTACATTTTTAAAGTCAGGATTGATGGGTAAAAGTGTTCCTTTCTTTTCCATGTACTGCTGCTTGACTCGTTTTGAAACTTCCAAAATCCGTTCAGCAATCTCCTGCTCTTTAGTATAAGCTTGAGATGCGTTCCATGTTCCAAATGGTGTTACTGATGATCCATGTGCTCCTATGCCATGGTTAAACACATGGTGAGCTAAACAGGTAATGGCAAATTCTTCCATTGCTGTAATTTCAAAATTGATTAGACCTGGATTGTTCATTGCAATTATTGACTTTACTGTCTGGTGATACTGTGAGGCACCTTGTTTCATTGCAAGCACAACAGCTTCTTCAGTTGTCATGGCTTTCTTTTCTTCAGTCATACATTCCTTTTTAAAGTGGGGTGAACCAGCAAGCCCACCCCACAACTACTTAAAGAGTATTCGCTTAAACTTTAAGCAGCTAATGCGTTCAGTTTCTTAATAACAGCACCGTACTTGGAAGCGTCAAGGGAACGTGTTCCTTTAGCACCAAACTCTTTAAGAACACCATTTAGTTTTGCAATGGCCTTTTCTTTTGACTTGAGTTTCTTTTCAAGCTTTTTGTGTGTTGCTTGAAATGCAGCTTGAACAGCTTCATATTTGATTGCTGATTTTCCAGCAGCAGGTGCAGCTTTAGTTGCTGCCTTACCTTTTACTGGTGGTGTAGCTTTCTTTTTCTTAGGCGCAGGTTCTTCCTCTTCTTCCTCTCCATCATCGTCTTCTGATTCTTCTTCCTCTTCAGTCTCCTCTTCTTCACCGTCTTCATCTTCAGAATCAAAATTAGGTTCGTCTTCTGATTCTTCTTCCTCTTCAGTCTCCTCTTCTTCATCAATTTCTTCTTCCTCTTCTTCCTCAACAACTGGTGCTTTCTTTTTTGGTTTAGCAGCAGCAGGTGCAGTTTTTTCAGTCTTACCCTTTGGTGTCTTACCACCAGATGCTTGAGCATCCATCAAATCAGCTAATGCCCTCAACATGTTTGAATCAGTAACGGTAATTGTAACTTGCATAATCATACTCCTTTATTAGATGATTGCTGTTATTTTCTCTTTTCTTCTAAGAGATTGTAGAACTTGTTTATCAAATGAATTCACTAGAGCAATGTATTGAGCAAGCAATGGGTGATCTAAACCAATCCGATGCCCTCTATCTATTGCTTGTCTGTTAACACCTGGAACATAACTAAACTCCACTAGTGGAATTCGATTTGCTTTTGTAAGTGTGTGACCAACTCCCATAGCGTCTATGTTCCCAATGAAAAGTTTTCTCTTCTTATTAGTCTGAAACTCTCTAACCATTCCATGTCTTAGTTTAGAGTTGGTGTCACCTGTTGCAATGAAAGGTTGATAGTCACTTAGTTGTTCCCCAAGTTCTCTAATCACTTCTTTGTGTATTGCAAACACTAATAAGTTTTCATCAGTGTTATCTAGTATGTCACGCAAGAATTCAACTGATGGTGTAACTTTTTCTAAACCAAGTAAACGCCTATAAGTTGCAATGTGAATATCTTCTTTACCAGTCTTCTTTAAGATCATATTTTTTACAAGATCATCAAGAGTAAATTTCTTCAAGAGTTCATTCTGCATACCCTTTAACTCTTTAGAAATTTTCCCATCACCTAACACAACAACCTCTTCAGTAAGAGGAGGTAGTTCAATGGTGTCCTTAGATAATCTCAACATAAAACCATAACGGTCTTCAGCGTTCTTACTCACCATGAGTTCTTTCAAACCCTGCATTGCCTTTTCATTACACCCTCTGTAATCGTAAGTTCTTCCATCATAGAAAGCTGAACAGTATGAAATCCCAAATTGAATTTTATTTTTGAAGTCAATGTACTCTGGACAATTTTTAGCAATGACTGGATAAAGTTCAATTGGTCTATTGGGCATTGGTGTGCCACTCATGTAAACGAGCTTCACTAAATCTCTTCTATCAACAACACCAGGAACATAACCTTCAGTCTTATCTTTAAAGCCCAACAGTGCTTGAGTTCGTTGAGCATCCATTTCTTTGAATCGGTGTGCTTCATCCACAATGATTACTTTAGGATTAAAGTACCTGATGTAAAATCTTGTTTCATACCGATCAAGAATAGAGTCAGGGATAATAAGGACATCTGGCACAATCCAATCTGGATCAGTGCCTAAGATTGCAACGGACATTGTAGGGTTCCACTTTCTGAACTCTTCATAAGTGTTGAACACTAACATCTTTGGACAAATATAAACCGTTCGCTCTTTAACTGCATTGGCAATCAAAGCAGCAATTGGTGTCTTACCCAATCCAGGTGCTAATCCTAAATATGAACGGTTCCGATTAAGAGCATACTTGATAACACTTGGTTGATGCTTCATCAGCTTCAGACCTTTAGGAATGGAGAGTGACCCCTCCCAACGTCTAAACTTTATCGGTGAATAGTTTTTTCTGAAACTTTTCTTTTCATCTTTAGTTGCACGTAAGAGGGAATCACTCATGTATTAAAATCCTAACTAGCGTAGTGAAAATGTTTTAGAAGACTAGATTAAAGAATTGATTAAGACAAGTGGTTAATGTAAAATAATCGCTCTAAATAAAAACGGCATGTAAAGGAGTTTTATTATGCGTAACAAGCTATGTAGTTGGATTGACAAATTTGGTGGTGCAACAAAAGTTGGTGCTGCCTTAGACCTTAGTGAAGCAGCAGTTGGTGTGTGGATGAGAGGGCATGGTTCTCCTGAGGCAAAAACAATTGATAGACTGATAAAGCTTTCAAAAGGTGAACTAACCTTTGACATCATTTATAAGTGTTCCACTTGTAATCCAAAAAAATAAATTGGAGTTCTCATGTCTGAATACAAACAAAAAGAGATAAGACGTTTGCACTCACTTGGGTTTGCAATTCATCTCTTAAAACCAAGATCAAAGGTTCCTGTTAAACCTGGATGGAGTGGTGATTCAAAAGATTCAGTTAAGACTCTTCTGAAGGAACTAAAACCAAACAGTAATATTGGAACTAAACTTGGTAAGCCTTCACTCATCACAACACCATTTGGTGATGAAGGTTATCTGGCAGTAATAGATGTGGATGTGAAGGGTACAAGTGAAAAGCACAAGAGAACTGCTGAAGCAAAAGTAGAAGAGATTTTTCCAGGTCTTCTAGCTACTGCGCCTATTACTTACTCTGGCCGTGGTAATGGTTCAATGCACATCTGGTGTTTGGTTGACTCTCCACTTGATTCAAAAAAGATTACTTCTAGTAATGAGATTATTGAAGTCCACATGCCTTCAACAAAAGCTTCTAAAGCTGATATTGAAAAGCTTGGTAAGAAAAAGACTGATGCAGGAATAAGATTAAGAGCAGCATGGGAGATTGATTTCATGTGTGCTGGTAGGCAGGTTGTGCTTCCACCTTCAATCCATCCTGATTCAGGTTTAAAGTACCGCTGGCATAGAGCAATCCATGATGTCACTGATCTTTCATTTGTGGACATGGAGCAGATTCTTTCTACTCATTCTACAAAGAACACCAGTAAAGGAGCAGGAAGACCCCAAGGAAGTGCAACAAATGCAATTGCTCCTGTTGATCCAGATATGCTTGAACTAGAGATGAGACTCAAGCCATACGTGCTTGATCAGCTTATAGATGGTGATGGAGTTGAAGACCGTTCAGCAGCTTGTCTTTCAGTTGCCATGCACATGAAACGTGCTGAGTTCACTGATGCAGAAGTAGTTGGTGTTCTCACTAACAGAACATTTTACTTAGGTGATGTTGCTTATGAACATGCCAAAACTGAAAACCGTTTAAGATCTTCCAAGTGGGTAGAGAAATATTGTCTTGAGAAAGCAGTCTATGAAGTCAGTGGAGCTAAAGACTTTGAAGGCGAGGTTGAAGAATACCCAACACTTCCACCAGAGAAAGCAAAAGCTAAAAGAGAAAAGCTTATTAAGGATAAGAAAGAAAGACTATGGACGCTTAACCTTGACCGTACTGAAAAAGGCAATGTCAAAGTTACTGGAAGAAATGTTGTGATGATTATTGAAAATGATGTTGCTCCTGATGTTTTAAGGTTTGATGAATTTTCTTACTCTCCAATATTCTTTAGACCTAATCCATGGGGTTCTAAAGTTGGTTCAAAGGTTCAAGATATTGATTATATCAAATGCAGATTATGGATTGCTAACAAGTGGAAGATTGAACCATCTGTTAACGAGGTGATGCTTGCATTTAAAGCTATAGCTGAAAAAAATATGTTCCACGCTGTTAAGGAGCATCTTGAGGCGTTACCTGAATGGGATGGAGTGCCTAGGCTTACCACTTGGATGAAGAGGTTATTGGGTGCTGAAGCTCCTGAACCTTACTTGTCTGAAGTCAGTAAGAAGTTTTTAGTGTCTGCTATTGCTCGTGTATTTGAACCTGGTTGTAAGCTTGATGCAACTGTTATCTTTGAAGGGGTTCAAGGTTTAGGTAAGTCAACCATTGGTGTAATATTTGCAACTGATAAATGGTTCCTAGATAAACTACCAGACCTCCATGATAAAGATGCTGCACAAATCCTACAAGGCAATTGGTTTGTTGAGATGGGAGAGTTGAGTTCAATCAAACGCTCTGATGTTGAGACAACTAAAAACTATCTAACAGTTAAGGTTGATAAGTTCAGACCTGCTTATGGTCATTGTCCAATTGAAAGTCCAAGACAATGTATCTTTTTTGGTACAACCAACAGTTCAGACTATCTAAAAGATAAATCAGGTAACAGAAGATTCTGGCCAATTAAAGTCAATAACATTGATCTTGAAGCTGTAAGGCTTGAACGTGATCAATTGTTAGCTGAAGCTTTAATTGCTTATGACTTTGGTGAGACTCTTTATCTGGATAAAGAAGTTGAAGCAATTGCTAACGTGGTTCAAAGCAAGAGAGTTGTTGAAGATGATTCTGATGTTGTGTTCAGCACACTTTATGATTGGGATAAATCTATTAGAAAGAAGCGTGAACAACTTGCTAAAAAAGGTCATGACTTAAAACAGCTTACTTTTAAAGTTCAAGATTTATTTGGTGAATTTATGTCAGATGAATTTGGTGAAAATTCAAAACCACCTTTGAATGAATTTGCTAAACACCCTTACAAATATCAACTTGCTGGTGGAGCTTTAAAGAAGCTTGGTTATGAAAATTATCTAAGTAATGGACGCATGAAATGGAGGCAAGTGAAATACACCTCTACTGAAAAGTAGGGTGTTTTTAGAAAAATTATCGGATATTTGAAGGCAAAATAATTAAAATAAGCCTCCAATTATCCGGATTTTTCAAAGGTTATATTTATTATTGGTAATTAATATAAAGGAGGTTTTAGGGCAAAAGTGGAGGAGTCATCTCTACTAATTTTGGTGCTACCCTACACCATTGTTTCATAGTAGAAATTGGTTAATAGTAGAGTAGTAGAGTAGTAGTATTATAGATTACAGATAGTAGTAATAATAAATGTAATAATAGATATATTTATTGTTGATATTTATTTTATAAGGACTATATGGAAAATCACCTCCCCTCTACACCTACTATACTTTTGAGGTTTTGGTAAAAGTTTAAAAGGTTGATCGGGCTTGGAGAGTTAATAACAAATGGTGTTCTAAATTAAAGGAGAACAAAATGGTAACTGCAACACAGATTCTAAAATTGGAAGAAAGACAAAAGCACATTGAAACAACTGATGGAGAAACTGAAGTTATAAAAATAACTAGAAGTCAGTTCAGAGTTTTATTAAGGTTATCAATTGAGCATGAAATTTTATTCACTAAGTATGAGCAAGATGAATTAAATAATTTTCTTGATTTAGTAGCTCAAGCTTATGGTGGAAAAACTAGAGTTGATGCTCAAGCTTATTTTTTAGATAATTAATTATGAGAAATGAACTTGAACTTTTAAAAAGAGTTAAATCTAAAAAAAGAAAGCGTTCAACAATCAATGAAGCTGTTGGCAACACTGAAGCTGTAAGATCACTCCACCACATCGGGTGGGGTGCTTATAAAATTCCAGACACCATGGGTTCAAGGTTCACCAGTGATAAGCCTTGTGACATTATTGCTTGCTCACCTAAAGGACGTTATGTAGCGATTGAAGGGAAGATGATAAAGAAATGGTGTTCCTTCAATGCAAAAGTTTTAAGGCCCAATCAAATTTTTGAACTGGATAGGGCAACGTTGAAATGTAAAGGCAGGGCATTTGTTTTTCTTTATGTGAGAATTCAAGCAGACAAAGAGAAAGGCACTCAGAGAGTTCATAAGCTTTGTGTATTTGATTGGAAGCTTCACAGAGGTTCATTGATTAACAAAGGGTATTCGATTGAAGCAATCAAAACACAATCAGTTGGTGTTTGGTTTGATCCAATCAAAAACAAAAATGGAAAAACAATTTATAATTTAAGAAAACTTTTGAAGAGAGGTATGAAATGAAAAAGTTCCCAACGCTTTATAAAAAGAATACTCAAGGAACAATTGAACAATGGTCAATCACTGTTGAAGGCAACAGGCAGAAGATGAAAGCTGAAGTTAAATGTTACTTTGGAGAGCATGAAGGTAAGATTCAATTTAAATCTTACCACATTACTGAAGGGAAAAATATTGGTAAGAAAAATGAGACAACACCAATTGAACAGGCAATGCTTGAAGCTGAAGCAAAATGGATGAAGAAACTTAAATCAGGTTATGTTGAAAGTCTCAATGATGCTTTTGCTGGTAAGCTGAACAAAATTATTACGGGTGGTATATCTCCCATGCTTGCTCACAAGTTTGAAGACCATCAGGATAAAATTCAGTTCCCTGTTTATGTTCAACCAAAGCTGGATGGAGAACGGTGTGTGGCCATGAAGATCAATGGTGTGGTTACTCTTTGGACTAGATCACGTAAGCCAATCACATCATGCCCTCACATCGTTGAACAGGTTAGAGACATTCTTTCACCTTACAGCGTGGATTGTTTTTTAGATGGGGAACTTTACATTCATGAAGCTGATAACTTTGAAAAGATTATGAGTGCAGTTAGAAAACAAAATCCAACTGAAGAGAGTAAACAAATTGAGTTTCATGTTTATGATTGTGAAATACTGGATGACCTTGCAAGTCCGTTTCAACTTAGAAAAGAGTTCTTAGATAACCTACCCGATTATTTTTCTCACGTTAAGATTGTTGAAGCAGACATGTGTTACGGAATGAGTTCAGTTAATGACAACCACAACTTCTTTGTTAAGAAAGGTTATGAAGGTGTCATGATCAGAAGCGTTGATGGTGTTTATGAAAACAAAAGATCAAAACATCTCTTGAAGCTTAAAAACTTTCTTGATGATGAATTTGAAATCGAAGATGTAAAAGCTGGTAAGGATAAATCAGTGATCTTTGTTTGCAAGATTGGTAAAGAATATTTTGAAGCAACAATGAGTGGCAACAAAGATGAGAACCAAAAATATTTAAAAGATTCTAGTTTATGGGAAGGCAAAAAGCTTACAGTGAAGTACCAGTGCCTAACAGGTGCTAAAAAAGTTCCAAGGTTCCCTGTTGGTTTAAAAATCAGGAATGACTTATGAACGCCCCACATATTTACCCACTATGGTATTACCTCTTAGGTGTCATCACAGTGTGTTTGCTTCCTAAGCTGAAAAAGAAATCAAACCAGGTAAACGAGATTGAGCGCATCATTAGACTATAAGCGTCAAGAAATTACGCCCACAAATCCATCAGGTGCTTGAGCAAATATGTCACATAGGTTATCGCTCAAGCACATTGATCTTGCTTTTAAACGAATTCTAAGCCCATAATTGAACCTAATCATCAATCCCTTTACAATTGGGAACACACAGGGAAAATTAAGGCATAGTGTTATGGCGAAAAAAATTATTAAATCAATTGCCAGACCACCAACAACTTCTGAAGTTGGGTATAAAAAACCTCCTAAACATTCTCGCTTTAAGAAAGGCGTTAACCCTAATCCAAACAATATTAGAAAGCCTAAAGCTGTTCGTGCAATGGAAAAACTTTCAGAGCAAACACTTCAGCAAGTGATTGAGCTTGTCATGACTGGTTCAATGAAAGATTTGAAAGATGCTTTACAAAATCCTGATGTTTCATTTGCTCATCGTGTGATCTTGAAAGCTGCACTGAAAGCAGAAAAAGATGGAAGCTTTTACCAGCTTAATGAAATTCTCAATCGTGCAATCGGAACTGTTAAACAAAAAATTGATCACTCTTCTGAAGATGGTTCAATGTCACCTACTCGTGAAGTTGTGAACTTCTACATTCCAGAAAACAAGCGTGATAATGAAACATGAAATCAGACCACAAGCAGGGCCACAAGAACAGTTCCTTGCTACATCTGCTGATATTGCACTTTATGGTGGTGCTGCTGGTGGTGGTAAATCCTATGCGCTTCTACTTGAACCACTCAGGCATTTAAAGAACAGAGATTTTGGTGCAGTTATTTTCAGACGTACCACTAAGCAAGTTACAAACGAAGGTGGTCTGTTTGATACTGCCACACAACTCTATCCTCTCATCGGTGCTAAACCAACAAACCTAACTTGGAAGTTCCCTACTGGAATGTCAGTAACATTTGCTCACTTGGAATATGAAAAGAACATTCTTGATTGGCAGGGTTCACAGATTACCTTGATTGGCTTTGATGAGCTTACTCACTTCACAAAGAAAATGTTTTTCTACATGCTTTCACGTAACAGGTCTGTATGTGGTGTTAAGCCTTACATCAGAGCAACAACAAACCCTGATAAGAAATCTTGGGTAAGAGATTTCATTGATTGGTGGATTGGGCCTGATGGGTTTGCAATACCTGAACGCTCTGGTGTCATCAGATGGTTCTATGTGATCAATGAAGAAATTTGTTGGGGTGATTCTAAAGAAGAGACAATGGCACTCTACCCTGACATGGCAAAAATAGCTCCACCAAAATCATTCACGTTCATCAACTCAAAGCTTACTGATAATAAAATTCTCATGGAGAAAGACCCTGGTTACATGGCAAACCTTTTAGCACTATCCAAAACGGATAGAGAAAAACTAAAGGATGGTAACTGGAACGCAGAAGAAAAAGCAGGAGACTTCTTTCAAAAGACAATGTTCAAAGTTCTCAAGACTCCTGCCAATTGCAAAACCATTATCCGTTATTGGGATAGGGCAGCAGGTGAGTCTGAAACTTCAGATTGGTCTGTTGGAATTAAACTTGGAAAAGGTGAAGATGGTTTTTGGTATGTCTTAGACATGGTGAGAGTTCAACAGTCACCAGGTAAACTTGAGCAAACAATTCTCAACACAGCTACACAAGATGGGAAGCACGTAACAGTTTATCTTGAACAAGACCCTGGACAAGCTGGTGTTGCTGATGTCTCAAACTATGTGAAGCTTCTGAAAGCGTTTCATGTGAAAGTGAATAAAGTTGTTGTTGATAAAGTCACTCGTGCAAAACCTGTATCAGCACAATGTGAGCGTGGTAATGTTCATGTGATTGAAGGCAAATGGAACGATGCTTTCTTCAATGAGCTTGAATCTTTTCCACCAGGTTCAGGTGGTCACGATGATATTGTTGACTCTTTGAGTGGGGCATATAATATGATGGTTGATGGTACTTATTCACTTTCTGATTTTGTAAAGATGTAACTTGGTGTTAACCTCTAGTTACTATGAAAATAAAAACAGTAGCGCAAAAGAAGCTTGAAGAGGCTTTGGAGAAACGAGATGGTAACAAAAGCAAATCAAAAAAGTCTAAGCTCAGGCCCACCAAAAAGTTCAATTCTGGTGAAGTTAGATGGATGGATAAATGTTCTGACAGGATTGGGCGTAAAGGGGAAGGATAAAAAATCTTCTGCTTCAGTTGTTTGGTGCAGACCAATGGAGCAAGAGGTTGAAGAGTTCTATGCTGCTGATGCGCTTGCAAGAAAGATTGTTGACCTACCTGTATTTGAAGCACTCAACAAAGGTTACAAAGTTATTGGACTTGATAAGGAACAAAACGAAGCAGTCACAAAAGCAGGTGAAGCTCTCAATGTTCCAACACATGTTTCTAACGCTTGGACATGGGCAAGACTTTATGGTGGTTCAGGGATTGTTTTAGTTACTGATGGAATTGGTAAGCCTGAAATTCCAATGAGCGATAAAGAAAAACTCAAGTCAATGAACGTTCTTAATCGCTTTGAGTTGTACGTTAACTTTGAAAGAATTCAAAAAGATATTCTGCGCTCTAACTATGGTGAACCAGAATACTATCAGCTTCAACCAGTTCTAGGCATGACCACTGTTGGTAAAGCTTCTGCCAACACCATGAACATTCACGCTTCAAGAGTGATTCAGTTTGAAGGTATTAAACTTCCTAAGCGTCTGAAGGTGAACAATCAGTATTGGGATGATTCAGTTCTTACTGCTCTTAAAGACTCCATCAGAAATTATCAAACATCACATTCATCTGCTGCATCTGTTGTGGATGATTTTAGTATTGGTGTGTTCAAGATTAAAAACCTTGCAAGCCAAATTGCGTCTGATGGTGATGAAGCTGTTGTTGCACGTATGCAAATCCTAAATCTCACACGTTCAATTGCACGTTGCGTGGTTATTGATTCTGAAGGTGAAGACTTTCAATATCAATCAAGAACTCTTGCAGGTCTTAAAGATGTGCTTGATAAAGCTGAATCACATTTAGTTGCTGAAACAAATATTCCTAACACTGTTCTGTTTGGTAACTCTCCAACAGGTTTAGGTGGATCAGGCAATCATGAAACAAATAACTGGTATGATTATCTCACCAGTGAACAGGAAAACTATCTCAAGCCTAAGCTCATTCAAATCTATAAGTATATTGCCATTGATCTTGGATTAGATGCTTCTAAAATTGACATTGAATTTAATCCATTGTGGCAGATGGATGAAAAAGAAGAAGCAGAAATTAGAAAGGCACAAGCTGAAACGGATCAGATGTACATTTCTAATGGTGTGGTTGATGCTGATGAAGTTGCTCAATCAAGATTTGGTGGAGAGAAATATTCCACTGAAACTCAACTGCTTCATGAACGTGGTCAAGACTTCACACAAGTTTCAAAAGATGTTCCACCACTTACACCAACGGGAGTTTGATAATGGACTTTAAAAAGTTTACTAAGCTTTTGACCTTTATGATTATTCCTGCATTGATTGTGGGAATTCTTATTTATGACGGCATTGCAGTTTCTTCTGCTGGCAATGAAGCAAGCATTTCAAGCTTGCTCATCACCAGTGCTTACCAAATGCCATTTATGGTTTTCTGCATTGGGTTCTTCATGGGAGTTCTTGCAGGTCATTTGTTTTGGCGCATGAAGGGCAACAAAGACACCAGAGCTTTAGGACTTGATGTTGAACACTTAAAATAAGAGGTAAATATGATCACGATTGTAAAAGGTGAAGATAAAGAAATCACCGTAAGACTCAAAGTAAAAGATGATGGGCCATTGGATTTAACCAATAAGGTCATCACAATTAAATACAAAGACGTTAACAATGTGGTGCAAACCCTTCCAGGTACTTTGGTAGGTCTTGCTACATCTGGACGCTTTAAGTTCAACCTCACTGATGCTCAAACTGAACTCTTGAAACTTAGTAACTTTGAGTTTGATGTTTACCTGACTGAAGGTTCTGTTGAGAACATTTACAAATCCACTGGACTTGTAATGGTGAAAGATAAGATCAGATGACATGTGAACCTACCATCGAGATTGATGGTAATAATGAAATAGAAATCGAGGTTGAATGTAATCAACCTGACAACTGTTTAGTTGAGATTGAGATTATTTCTCAAGATGTTGTGATTGAAGATGTATGTGAAGTTGTTGAATCTTGTGTTGTGGTTGTTGAGGTTGAAACACAAGATGTAATTGTTGAAGCTGATAAGTGTTTAGTAGTTAATGAAGAGTGTGTTGATCTTGAAATTGATAATTCAGAAGTTGAAGTTGAGATAGAGTATCAAATTCGAGTTGGCCCTGAAGGTCCACCAGGTCCGATAGGTCCACCAGGTCCGATAGGTCCGGGTGGTACGTTTGAAGTTGTACCAGTTACTATTGTTGCAAGTAATGTTTGGACATCAGTACCACTAGCAGTTGTGATATTAGTTTCTGATGTTGAGGTGTTTGATCAACTCAACATGGAAAAAGTAATAATTGATATAAGAATTTTAACTGGTAACATTGTTGAGATAAGGTCAAAGAGTTTGAAAACATTTAATGTCCACGTAATGGGCACATAGGAGAAACAAAATGAGTAAGTTGGTACACACAGATTTAAACATGGATGGTAATGAGCTTTTAAATGTAAGTTTTGAAAAACTCGCATCTGATCCAATTACCCCTGTTGCTGGTCAATATTGGTTCAACACTACATTAGGTAAAGCAAAATATTATGATGGTACAAATGTTCATATCTTTGCTGATGAAACTTTTGTACAATCCCAAATTCAGCAAATTGGGCAAACGCAAGGAGCATTTGATGCTTCACCAGGGCTTTTGCCTGTTGTTGGTGATTTGATCGATGGTGATACTGTAATTCGTAGAGGGGATTATTGGGATATTTCTGTAGCAGGTACTATTGCAGGTATTGGTGGAGCTGATGAATTAGCTATTGGTGATGTACTCAAGTTTGTAGGAACAGCACCAGCTAACCCTGCTCACTGGATTGGAATTCAACGTAACTTAAATGATACACTCATTGGTAATGCTAAAACAGAGCGTCAAACTGTTGCTTTAGTTGCTAACGTTCCACTTACAGTAAGTGCTGCAACTATCTCTGATGTTTTCTCTGTTCAAGTTTATAATTCTCTTGGAGCTGAAATCATTATTGATATTGAGAAAGGGCTAACACCAAATGCTAGAATTCTTACATCTAAGAAATCTTTAACAGGTGTAATTGTTGATTTGATTGGGGCTAGTTAATCTAAATGGCCAAAAAGCAGAACACTGATATTGATTTTGATAACGTGACGAGGGGGATCAACATGCTTGATCCCCTTAATCCACAAGACGGTTCAACAAAGAACTATGTGGATACATCTATAAAAAGTTATCGTACATCAGGCACCAGTGCTGCTGAATCTAGCACTACCAGTACAACTGTTTACTCCACCAAAATTACATTTAACACTCCTAATCTTCCATTGGGAGATTATGAAGTGCTTGCTTATTACAAATCTAGATGTGGAGCAAACAGGGCTGTAACAATTAGAATAAGAGAGGGTGCTGCAAACATACTTTCTTTTGATGAACCTTTTTATTCAAACGTTGCTGATAAACCTAAAGGACACATTGCAGGTAGGTTGATTGGAATTTCTGGTGTAAAGACTCTTACACTTGAATTTAAAAGTGGAAACACAGCTCAAAATACTGCAACAACAACTTGGTGTTCTGAAGCATATTTAGAAATAAGAAGGCTTTACCCTGTATGATTTACCATCCAATTTCTCAATATCTTGAACACACTGATCTAATGACTGATTCAATTAAAACAATTATGGGTGAAAGGTTCTTTGGGATTGAAACAAATCTTGATGGGCAATTCATGCTTCTAGCCAATGATGTAACACAAGCAGAAAAAGATGCTCTTGATGCTTTAGAGTATCCAGTTAAAAAGATATTAAAAATCAATAGGTTTACTCGTGTTGCTTATGACCCTTGTGATGTTCCTATTGATACTGATTTTGTATCAGGGTTAAAGATTAAACTACACCGCAAATCAATTATCATAAAAGGTGAAATTAAAGCTGAAGAGTTCTATGAATTTTGTGATAACAACGTGTTTTCAAATCTCATAGTAAAAGAAGCAACTACATTTACACGTAATGTTTTAGGGTTCCCACTTTACAAAGATGTAGTTGTAACTTGGTATAATGAAGATGGAACACCAAATATTCATACTAAAACATGGCGTTCTTATTATAGCCAACTTGAACAAATCAAAGAGGGTAAGTCTAGAAGAGGCAACTTAGTTTCAAATCTTCAGATGCCTTGTATTGGTTTGATTTCAATTGCAATGACAGGAACACCAAACCCTTCACCAGCATTTATTGTCTTAACAATATCAGATTGGATAAGCTCTCCCAATACTGAGAGAGCTTTTCCAACAGAGATAGCTTGCAGGATGCACTTAGATTGAAGCACACGGCTTTTCTCCACGTACACATTGAAATTTTGATCAACAGTGGAACGGATAAAAGAACGTTCGGGTGGGTTATTGTTCTCCCCACCGAACTCATGAAAAGTTGCAACGTCTGCAACAGTTAATCCATCAGTCTCTTTGTGGGCACCAGCAGTTTCAAGAACACCAATCTTAACAGAGGGCTTAGTTGCAACTTCTTTGAAAGTTTCAAGAACAGCTTTGTAACCTCTATCTTTAGTTGTGGTCTTGAAGTTGCTGGCCATTTAAACCACCAGTGGGGTGATTTTAAGTGTCTTTCTCAACATGTAATAAAGTTCACCGTAGGTAGTGCTTTGAAGCTCATCATCCATTGGTGAATTTGCATAAGAAATTGAAAGTTCCCCAACAGATTCAGAAGCGATTGGGCCAGAGTTATTAGCACCAGTTGAAGTCATACTAACCATGTGGGCAGTCAGTAAGCATACAGCTTGTTTGTATTTACGTTCCCACTTACCTTCAAACACAAAGTTTTTAGCTAAATCCAAATAGATTTGCATTTGAGGTGTAGGCACTGAAGCAAGTTCAGGTGCATAAACCAAAACGTCTGCTATTTCAACTGGTGTACTCATAAACTTATATTACTTGTTTTCAGGAGTTGCGCCACTTCTTAGTTGAACTGGTGCTGCAAGTTTTTCGAGTTGTTTCTTAACGGCATCCAATACTGGTTTTCTTTTATCGGATTTCTGCCATGACTTCAGAAGTTCTTCATCAACAGTTGATTCAACCAGAGCAACAGCATCACTTGGTGAAAGCTTAGTTACACCACTTTCATCTGATACCGATTCAGGGAATTCAAGCAGACCATCTTCAATCATTGCTTTAATGACTGGATGAGCTTTCATCTTTTTTGCAGTATCAACAGAAATCTTATTTGCACCTGGCATAAGTGTTTCTGATTCAAAGCCGATAAGACCAGTTTTTTTGTTGTTCACGATAACGGATTTCTCGTTAGACATAGAATATCTCCTTTTAAGATAAGTGACTGAATAGGCTTAAATTAGAGCATGATAAAAAGAAAAAGCCTAGCATTTCTGCTAGGCTTAAAAAGGAGTATCCGAGAACTTGAGCTTAGATGCTATTACAGACCATCAGCATAAGCA